AGGCGGCTGCGGCCCGCTATATGGGCCGTGTGGCCTACGCTGCCATCACTGAGGTAGTCCGCAAGCCCGCTGAGGCCATGGACTTCCTTAAGGCTCTCGCGGGCGCTATGGCGCACGAGGGGAAGCCTGTCAGCTGGGTGACACCGGCAGGGATACCGTGTGTCAACCGCTACCACGAGGCCCAGACGAAGACGCTGAGCCTCTGGCTGCACAATGAGCGCATCAAGGTCACCGTGGCCACGGGCAACGAAGCGCCCCTCTTGAAACGGAAGTGCCAACAGTCGATTGCGCCCAACTGGGTCCATTCGCTGGATGCGGCTCATCTGCTGTTGACCGTGGGTGCATGTGCCGACGAGGGCATCACCGACATCGTTACTGTCCATGACTCATTTGGTTGCCTTCCGGCACATGCTGACAGGTTCAACCTAATCATTCGTGAGCAGTTTGTGTTGATGTATCAACGACATGATCTACTAACGTTCCTACGCACTACAGCAAGCGCTCAGTTGTCAGAAGCAAACCAAAAGCGACTGCCGCAGCTTCCGACCAAGGGCAAGCTGGATTTAGACGAAGTCCACCGGGCGAAGTATGCCTTTGCCTAATTAGTCACACATAGGGAACTATTACCATGAACAATACTTCGACCGACAACTTCGAAGCCATCGCCAAGGATGCCGTTACAGCCCTGACCGCTGCGGCGCTCACGCTGAAGCTCATTGGCGAGCGCGAACTGGCATCCGCGATTGCTGACCGCGCCCGCGATTGCATCGACCGCGCGATTGCCTTGGGCGGCGTGTGAGCATCGCGGCCAACGTCGAGGAGATTATCCGCCTCGACCATCTGCTTGAGGAGATAGCTGGGAAACCGGTTGTCTCCCTTGCAGACCTGAAGGAGTGGCGCTGGCTGAAGCAGCAGCGTCGCTATCAGGTGCGAGCAATCCGTAACTACACCCCTCCATCATCGAGCATCAGATGACCTTCGACACGACCGAGCTTACTGACGAGTACGGCGCAACGCTGACCCTTGAGGATCGGCGCCAAGAGACCGGTGGCATCTTGCTCACCGTGAGGGACGAGACCACCGCTGCCATCGTGCTCAGCTATGAGCAGGTGCGGGCGCTCGCGAATGCCCTGATTGATGCGGGGTTCTGAAGTCCCGCACTAGCGGGCAAGTTAGATGGGCGGGGTAAATCCCCGTCCTAGGTATTGATCTACTAGGACTACAATTTCCATAATGGCGAAGATTACTAAGACGCTCCCCGAGGGTACCGCTGTATTCCCCAAGCTCGATAAGGTTGACGTGTATCAGCCGAAGAACGCGAAGGGCCAGAACAGCGGCGAAGAGAAGCGCACTTGGAATACCCGAGTGAAGTACGGGGACGAAGACCACCGCGCAATTGATGCGTGGCTGAAGAAGCTGGCTAAGGACGCTGGCCTGACCTCAGTGGCCAACTGGCCGTGGAAGAAAGACAAGAAGACCGGCGAACTCACGCTGATGGTTAGCTCCGGCGAGGAGTACAAGCCCGGTCTCTACGACGCCAAGAACAAGAAGCTCCCCGAGGGCACTGTTATCGGCGGCGGCTCGCGTATCAAGGTGAACGTGTCGCCCTTCGTTTACGAGGGTCTCGGCGGCGGTATCAAGCTGTACCTCAACGCGGTGCAGGTGATTAAGCTGGAGCGCGGTGGCGCCAATGGCGTTAGCCCGTTTGAGGAAGAGGAAGGCTACGAGGCCCCGGCTGAAGCTGAGGACAAGTCGCCCTTCGATCCGTCCACCGCCAACAGCGCGGATGACGAGGCGTTCTAATGACCAAGAAGCCTGCGCTGGCGCGTAGGTATCGGTCGGGCCTCGAAGAGAAGCTTGCAGAGCAGTTGGAAGGGGCCGGGATTAGCTACGAGTACGAATCCGAAAAGATTCCGTACACAGTCCCGGCCCGCGAGGCAAAGTATCTGCCCGACTTTCCGATTACCGGAACCAACATCTACCTCGAAGCTAAGGGGCATTGGGGCGGCGGCAAGTTCGGAGGCATCAAGCAAGCCTCCGCTGAGCAGCGGCAAAAGATGTTGCTCCTCAAAGAGCAGCACCCCGGCCTTGATATTCGCGTCGTGTACGAACGCGCCAGCACCAAAATCTATCCCGGCAGTCCAACCACCAATGCCATGTGGGCAGAAACCCATGGGTTCAAGTGGGCCGACAAGGGGACCATTCCGCAAGAATGGGTCGATGAAATCAAACTTCAACAGAGGAAGAAGCCTTGAAGCCGCTGATCCTCGACCTCTGCGGAGGAACGGGGTCATGGTCGAAACCCTACCGCGATAGCGGAGAGTACGATGTCCAAGTTGTAGACCCGCAAGTGTGGTTAGCTAATGATCCGGGGACAGGTGACGTGCGCCTGTTTGAGTGGATCAAGCGACGACCACGCGGCATCCTTTGTGCCCCACCCTGCACTGACCTGTCTGGGTCTGGCGCTCGCTGGTGGGCCGCGAAGGGGCCACAAGCTCTGTTGGACGCGCTAGCGGTAGCTGACGCTTGCTGCCGCATAGTGCTTCTCCACAAGCCCGATTGGTGGGCCCTAGAGAACCCTGTGGGGAGGCTACGCCGTTACTACGGCGATCCCACGTACATCTTCGATCCGTGCGACCACGGCGACCCCTACACGAAGAAAACGCTCCTATGGGGCGAGTTCACCATTCCTGACCAAAACCCTGTCGAGCCCACCGAGGGTAGCAAGATGCATCTACTTCCGCCATCAGCGGATCGGGCGCGGCTGCGTTCGGCAACTCCACCTGGTTTCGCGCAGGCATTTTTTGCAGCTAACCCATAACTAGAAGAGGACGAAGAAGACATGACGAACACGCAGTTTTTCCGCTCGGTCAGCCTGTCCCCGCAGCAGCGGACCATCCTTGGTCATCTGGCTAGCGGTAAGACCATCAGCGACATGGAGAGCATGACCGTCTATCAGATCAAGCGCCTCTCTGATGTGATACTGAAGCTCCGTCGCAAGGGCTTCGCTATCCTCACTGATGTTCGCACGGACGGCTCCGGCCACAAGTACAGCCGCTACGAGTTGGTGGCCTGATCTGAATGGCATGGCTCAATTCTGGGCCTTGCGACAAGTGTAACTCAAGCGATGCCCGGGCCCATTATGAAGATGGGTCTGGGTATTGTTTTGCTTGTGAGACTTATTTCAAGGCTGACGGTGACACGACAGAGGTAGCTACGGGAGATTGGCGCCGAGGCGAATACCTCGCGATGAACTCGCGGGCCCTCAAGGAAGAGACGCTCCGAAAGGCTGGCTACCAGTACGACCGATCCACAAAGACGCACATCATGAACGTGCGGGACAGCGGTGGGAAGCTGATAGCGCAGAAGTTTAGAACGCCGGAGAGCAAAGGATCATGGATCGGGGACGCGAAAGACCCACCGATTTATCTGAGTTGGCTTTGGCCAGCTAAGGGCCGCAGCGTACTCCTGACGGAAGGCGAGATTGACGCGCTGTCATTCTGGCAGGCGTGGGACCTGAAGTACCCCGTGGGCTCGCTGCCGAATGGCACCGGCTCCGTGCGCAAGGCGATCCTGAAGCACTACGAGCAGCTGTGCGCCTTCGAAAGCATCTACCTCAGCTTCGATAACGACGAGCCAGGACAAAAAGCCCTAGAGCTAGCTTGCCAGCTATTGCCGGTCGGCAAGGTCAAGATCATCCGGCTCCCCGATGACTGCAAGGACGCCAACGAGTGCCTGATGAAGCACGGGCCGCAAGCCCTTGTGCGCGCCTACTATGACGCGAAGGAATACAGGCCCGATGGCATCCGCGAGGGACGCGAGTTCACCAAGGAGCGGCTGAAGAAGAAGCGGCGTGCTGGCTTCAAGCTGCCTTGGCCCAAGCTAGACGAAATGTGGATGGGGCTCCGAGATGGAGAAGTCACAACGATTGCAGCCGGTAGCGGTATCGGCAAATCAACTATCGCAAGGCACATCGCCTATCACCTCCGAACCGAACACGGGCTCAAGATTGGAAACATCTATCTTGAGGAAGACAACGATACCTCCGTGTCCGCTTACGTCGCACTACATCAGGGCGTTCCCCTAAAGAACGTCTTAGCTAATCCTGAGTCCATCAGTGACGCGGATTGGGACGCAGCGCTAGCCGCTGTGGTCTGGGACGGGATGCTCTTCTACGACCACTTCGGATCGCTGGAGAGTGAACGCCTGTTGACCATGATGCGCTTCATGGCCGCGAGTGGCTGCCGGTTCATTGTGCTCGATCACATCAGCATAGTTCACAGCGGCACCGAGACCAACGACGAACGCAAGGACATCGACATCCTGATGACCAAGCTAGCTAGCTTCGTCAAGGAGACCGGCGTTGGCGTGATTGCTGTTGTGCATCTGAAGCGAGGGAAGAACTACAATGAAGGTGACGCTATTTCTCTCACTGATATGCGCGGATCAGCGTCTATTGAACAGCTATCTTTCAACGTCCTTGGGCTCGAACGGGACCAGCAAGACAACGACCAAAAGCTATTCGCGCAAATGCGGTCGCTCAAGTGCCGCATCACTGGCGAGACTGGTGAAGCGGATAGGCTCAAATGGAATGTAAAGAGAGGACAGTATGAAGTTGCAGGACCTGAGTGCTTCGATCCCGCAGGAGCAGCGGCAGACGATGACGCGCCGTTCTAACGCTGCCAATTGGCACGGGGAACAGGCGGTCAAGGCGTATCGCCGTAAGGATATGGACGCCTTTGTGCGACATACGCAGATTGCGGACCATTTGTGGAGGACGTGGTGATGGAGCACGCATTCCCGTTCCCCTCTGTGAGTGGCCACCCCGGCATGACCCTGCGGGACTACTTCGCGGGGCAGGCGCTGGCGGGCATCCTAGCTAACAACAGCGCTTATAGCCCGCAGCACTATACGCGGATTGCCTACGAGCACGCGGACGCCATGCTGAAAGCGAGGCGGGGTGAGTAGGCTCCTATTCGACATCGAAACGGATGGCCTTCTCTACGTAGCTTCCAAAGTCCACTGCATCGGCATCGTTGACGTTGATACCGGAGTTGAGAGCAGCTACGGCCCCGCCGAGCTTCATAAGGCCACTGTGAGGCTAATGGCTGCTGACGAGCTTATCGGCCACAACATCAAAGCCTTCGACATCCCGGCCCTGAAGAAGCTGATGGCCTTCACACCGAAGGCGGGTCAGAAGGTCACCGATACGCTCATTGTCTCCCGGCTGATGTACCCGGCAATGAAGGCCGACGATGCCCTCAATGACAAGGTGCCCGCAGAGTACAAAGGGAAGCATTCGCTGGGCTCATGGGGCCACCGGCTAGGTGAGCACAAAGGCGACTATGCCGAGGTGAAGCGTAAGCAAGCTATCGAGCTTGGCTACACGGACGAGGTAGCTATCCAGCGGTTCATCTGGGCCGAGTTCTCGACCGATATGATGGACTACATGATGCAGGACGTTCGCTTGAATTTCCTGCTCTACAAGAAGCTCAACCCCGACATGTACCCGCAGAAAGCTATCGTGCTGGAGCACCGCATAGCTGGGCTCTGCGAGCACATTGAGGAATCCGGCTTCCCTTTTGACTTCGCCGCCGCAGGGCGGCTCCACGTCGAACTGTTAGAGAAGCAGTACCAGCTAGAGCAGAGACTGAAGGCTGAGTTTGGATCATGGGAGCAACCTATCTCCCCCGATCCAGCTAAGGCGTGGTTCGTCCCCAAGAAGGACGATGCAAAGCGCGGGTACAAGAAGGGCGTCGGCTTCATCAAGAAGAAGACCGTAGAGTTCAACCCGGGCTCGCGTGCCCACATCGCCAAGGTGCTCAAGGAGCGCGGGTGGAAGCCTACCAAGTTCACGGACGGCGGAAGCCCCCTGTTGGACGAGGAGACCATTGAGGGCGCAGTAGCTAGGTTTCCCGAGCTACATGGCGTTGGCGAGTACCTGATGCTCACCAAGCGCCTCTCGCAGCTGACCGGCTCCAAACAGAGCCTCATGGCAGCAGTGCGAGAAGACGGAAGGATACATGGCCGCATCAACCCTATGGGGACCATCACGGGGCGGGCCGCCCACTACTCACCAAACTTGGCTCAAGTCCCGTCAGCTAAGAAACTCTACGGAACAGACTTCCGGCGCCTGTTCACGGTGCCCGCTGGCTACAAGCTGGTGGGGGCCGATATGCAGGGCTTGGAGTTGCGTGGCCTAGCCCACTATCTCTCATACTTCGACGGAGGGGCCTATGGCCGCACGCTTCTTGAAGGCGACCCGCATTGGGCTGCTGTTATCTCTCTTGGTTTGCTTCCTCCGGGGACGGTCAGAGATAAGCATAACAAGCTACACATCATCCTTAGAGAAGAATGCGCCAAGGTGTTCGTCTATGCCACAGTCTACGGCGGAGGCGACCTCCAAGCTGGGACTATCATTCACGAAGCTCTCCTGAATGCCCGCAACAATGCAGGGCCTGCGGGGGCAGCTGTCTACAGTGAGTTCTTTGGCTACGAGTTGGCGCCTAGCGAAGCCACCCTTAGACGGGTTGGCGGTAAGGCTAGACGCGGGTTCGCAGCTGGCATCGAAGGATACGAGGCTCTCCAAGCGCAGCTGAAGGAGCGCGTAGCTAAGCGGGGTGCGGTTAAGGGCCTTGACGGGCGCCTGATCCCGCTGCGCAAGGACTACGCGGCGTTCTCAACGCTCAATCAGAATGCGGGCGCCATTCTCTGCAAGGAGTGGGGCTGCAACGCATTTGACGAGATGGCAGGTATGATCCTGCCGGGGCGTGACTTCTTTGTGTGTGCTTGGGTTCACGACGAATACCAAGTGGCAGCCAAGGAAGAGTTTGCCGACTTCGTTGGCGAGACGCTCGTAGCTTGCGCACAGAAGGCGGGCGAGCCCTACGGCTTCCGGCTGCGTTTGGACAGCGAGTACAGCATTGGGGATAGCTGGGCGGACACACACTGATGGACCGTCTGCATACTCTGCTGCAATTCATCTTCGAACGCCCCTTAGCCATCCAGAGCAACACGGCCCGCCGAGACGCGGACGTTGTAGCTATGGCTGCATCTATGGGGCTCATCACAACAGAAATTACCCCTCACACGTTCGGCCGAGATTGGCGCGTGACGAGCAAGGGGCTGGTACTACTCAACGAGGGAAACAATGCAATATCTCATTCTGTCGAAGGCACAGGCGAAGGAGCTTCTGGCTGAGGTTGAGGCTCTGGCTGAGGAGGCTTTCCAAGCGGGTGTCAAGGTTGGGCGCGGTGACGTGGCGCAGCTGTCTGACGAACAGGAAGCGGATGCCTACGACACGGGCTACGATGACGGCAAAGCTATCGGCTACGACGAAGGCTACAACGACGGCTCCGCCGATAGCTACGATGATGGCTATGAGGACGGAAAGGCCGAGGGTGAGCTTCGCGCCGCTGAGGCCGCAGCCTACAGCGATGCCTTCGATGAACCGCCTCGTATCCATAATTGGACCGAGGGCACGCGGTTCATCGACTAATGGACGGATACCATGAGTACGCGGGTGGCCAGTTCGATGTGCAGGCTACCCGCGTGGACAACAAGGTAACGCTCAGCTTCTACCGGAACGGCGTGCTGCTTATGCAGGCCGACACGACCCGCGAGGGAGCTATGGGCATCGTGCAGCGTATTCTAGGGGTGCTCTCATGACCACCCTTCTGATCGACGGAGACGAGTACCTCTTCCGGGCGTGTGTAGCTAACGAGCTAGACATTCGTTGGGACGAGCAGAACCACGTCCTCCAGGCTAACGAGGAGGCTTGTTGGTCTGACTTCGCTGGCTCTATCGACAAGCTGGCGCAGAAATTCCACACGCAGGACATCAAGCTCTGCTTCTCAGGCACCTATGAGACGCCGAACTTCCGGCTAGCTATCGATCCTTCCTACAAGGCGAGCCGACAGGAGAAGCGTAAGCCCCTCTGTTACGCGGCGCTGCGACAGGAAGCCGACGACACGTATTCAACCCAAGCATTCCCGGGCCTTGAGGCCGATGACGTGATGGGCATCCTAGCTACCAAGCCGGGAGCCAATTGCATCATCGTGTCCCAAGACAAGGACATGAAGACCATCCCGGCCAAGATTTGGACAGGGGACGAGGTTCTCAACGTCACCAAGGATGAAGCCGACTACTGGCACATGTTCCAAACGCTGACCGGCGATGCCGTGGACGGCTTCAAGGGCTGTCCGGGTATGGGGCCCGTCAGCGCACAGAAGCTGCTGGGTGAAGCCATGGCTACCGATGACGGCATGTGGCCCTACGTGGTCAAGGCATTCGAGAAGAAGAAGCTGACCGCAGAAGACGCACTCCGCAACGCCCGCTTAGCCCGCATTCTCCGCTGGCACGATTGGGACAGGACGAAGAAGGAGCCCATTTTATGGACCCCTTAGATTTTCCCGTGAGCTTTCCGCTTGGCATCATCGTGATCCACGAGCGCGTGCTGGAAGAGGACCGCGAGGTAACCAAGGAGCCTATTGGGTTCGTGCATTTCAAGGACAAGGAAGAAGAATGACACTCTATCTCGACCTTGACGGGGTCTTAGCTGACTTCGACAAGGCAGCGGGCGCCGCAATGGGCACCGACAACATCTACAAGTACGAATTCGTATGGGGCACGGGGAAGTTCTGGGACAAGATCAACGAGGACCCGGAGTTCTTCCGCAACCTTGAGCCCACGCGAGACTGCTGGGACCTGTTGCATCCCGTGTTCCACCTCAATCCCGTGATCCTCACGGCGATCCCAAAGACCGATGGTGAGAAGGTCGCACGTCAGAAACGCGAATGGGTTGAGGACTGGCTGGGTGATTACAACGTCATCACCTGCCCGACCAAGGAAAAGCCGGGCTTCTGCAAGCCCGGGGATATCCTGATCGATGACCGCGCCGTCAATCGAGATGCATGGATAGCTAAGGGCGGCACCTACATCATTCACACGACAGCCGCGCGCTCCATTGGGGCGCTGCAAGCACTTGGGATTATCGACTGATGAACAGCTGGGAATTAGACCCCAACGACCCGCGCTATGTCATGATCACCAATGATCCGAGCAAGGTGCCTCTCGTCCGTACGTTCTCTACCGGAGCCACCCGTGACACCGACGAGAACAAGCTGGACTTCGAAGGCTTCTTCTCACCCCTCGTGATGGAAGAGTTTGCCAAGTACATGCACGGCAAGCGCAAGATGGCCGATGGCTCCATGCGTGACAGTGACAACTGGCAAAAGGGCATTCCCACAGACGCCTACATGAAGAGCATGTGGCGCCATTTCTTCGCTGTGTGGAAGAGCCACCGGGCAGGCACTGTCTCCCAAGAGGACCTGATGGGCCTGATGTTCAACGTGCAGGGCTACGCACACGAGGCACTAAAGCCCCCTAAGTCATACGAGGAGGCTATGCTTGGCGTGTAAGGTTAGTCGCGACGAGTACGGGACTAGCTACCACATTCCTGAAGACAAGACCGCAAGGACACCCGGGGGCCATGTGCTCCCGGGAGTAGCTAGTCTTGAGGTGTGGTGGGCCCGCCGTTTCAAAGACCGCAGGGACGAGACCCTGCTTATCAAACAACAGAACAGCCCGGATAAGGCAGACGTGGTCGAGCTAACGCTTGGTCAGGTCTACGACGTTATCCATGCGCTGGGTTTATCCGTGGTGAACCAATGAACACTTTCGAACCGTTCCCCAAGCTTGCCCGTCTTTCAAGGGGCTGCACGATTACCGAGAAGCTCGATGGAACGAATGCCCAGATCATCATCCGCAAGCACGAGGGGCTCCCGGTGCCTACCGACTTTAGCTCATGGCTGGAGCAGGAGGATGGTTGGTACGAAATCACGGCAGGGTCACGCACGCGCCTGATCCGTCCCGGCAAGGACACTGATAACTACGGCTTCGCAGAGTGGGTTTGGTCTCACGCGGCTGAGCTAGTGAAGCTGGGCGAAGGCCGACACTTTGGCGAGTGGTACGGCCGGGGCATCCAGCGCAACTATGGCTTAGCTGAGCGCCGCTTCGCTCTGTTCGACACCAGCCGTTGGCCTGAGCAGCGCCCGCGTCCCGCGTGTGTCGAGGTGGTGCCTGTGCTCCACAGCGGCGAGTTCTCAACTGACGCGGTCGAGTCCGCGATGCTGAAGCTCGCCACCTATGGCTCAGTAGCAGTACCGGGCTTTATGTTTCCCGAGGGCGTCGTGGTCTACCACAGCGCCTCTCGCACATCCTTCAAGAAAACCTTCGATGACCGGCACAAGGAGGCCGCATAACTATGACCAACGCATTCAATTCCAAACACGAGACCCCTATCGGTGGCACCGAAGTCGCTGAGCGCCTTAAGGGCATTCTGAAAGCGGCTGGCGTCAAGATGCTCATCACTGACGCTCGCGTGTCGGCCATCTTCCCTGACGGCTCCGTGGCACGCTACCAAGAACTCTACATGGACACCGAGCAGTAACCCATGACCCCTGATGTGGAAGTAGTGCTCCGCACCCTTCCTCGCAGGATCAAGGTTGGTGCTTACGATTGGCGCATCAAGGTCGATCCGGGTCCTAGCGAGGACTACGGGGAGACCAACTTCGACAAGGCCGAGATAACTATTTGGCCAGCTAACCACCAATCTCCCGAACGCATCGTCGGCACCGTTATCCACGAGCTACTTCACTGCATCTACGGCGATGCGGGGCTAGACGTGAATGACGAAGAGGAGCGTGTGGTGGTCAGCTTTGAGACCGGCCTTGTCTCGCTGTTCCGCGACAATCCCAAGCTACTCAACTGGATCAAACGAGGACTGAAGCAATCACCATGAATGACGACAAGCTGAAGCAGATGCTTAAGTTGGTTGGTGAGTATCGAGCCGAGGAGGCTGCCACCGGCTCTTGGTTAGCTACGGAGGACAAACGCAACACCGATAACCTCGACCTGTTCGAAGCGATGTTGCGCGAGGCTTACCCAGACGTGACCCTTGTGGTCGCTGGGCATCACATCATGGCCATGCGCCAAGGGAAGCCGCTTCCTATTGAGGTGGCTAGCCCGGACACGCTGATCTTCAACCACCACATAGCGCAGAAGATTTGGGGAGACCCTTATCTTTACATTCTTGCTCAGCTTGCAGCTAAACCGCCAGCGGCCCGGGACGAGCTACTGCGGCAGCTGTTCTACAACAGGAAGCCTCAATGATAGTCGCTTTGCTGCTCAACCACATTCTTGATGCTATCGGCATCTTCGCCATCATCACCACCACAATCAAAATCTCGCTTCGCTATCCGCTGAGGCGTTGGTTCTACTAGAGGAAAACACTATGGGTCTGCTCTCGAAAATCTTCTCCGACGCCAAGCGTGCTGTGAACTCGTACGTTGGCGACGATACGTTCCTGAAGGGCGTAGCTAGCGCTGCTGCCAACGTGACCGCCGCTGATGGCGTGGTCGAAGACAGCGAAGTCGATGCTGCCATCAAGGGCATGCAGTCGAACGCCATCGTCGCGGCTTCCTTCAACTCCACCCAGATCAGCGATGCCTACGGGCTCGCCCTGATCCGCGCGAAGACCCGTGCGGGCCGCATGGAGAACAAGCGCAACATCGAGGCCCTCGTGACCCGGGAGGTTACCGTGCGGCAGGACGTGTTCCTGATCGCTGCGGACGTGGCTGATGATGGCGGCATTGGTCAGCAGGAAATGGCTGTTCTGATGGACATCGGCGGCCTGCTGAACCTCGACGCCAAGAAGCTGCTGGGCTGATGGTCGTCATTAGCGCCTCAGACATTCTCGCCCTCGCCATGGTCGTCATGGGAGGGCTTTACGCGCTCTGGCTCATCTTCAAGGCCGGGCGCTAGCTAACCAACAAGGAACACCATGTTCTCCAAGATCAAAGCTTTCTTCGTTCGCGTCGAACACGACGTTGAGGCGATCATCGCGAACTTCACCGACACCATCACGAAGCTGGAGGCCGCCGCGAAAGCGAAGGCCACCGAGTTCGACACGCTGACCGAAGAAGCTGAGGCCCTCAAGGCCAAGGCGAGCGCCGCGCTTGCTGCTTCCGACAAGGCGGCTGCGGTTGCCGACAAGATCAAGGCCCTCGTTGCCTAAGAGATTTCCCCGACTGTCTGTGCACGGGCACCGGGCGCCGGTTGGACGGCGAGACGCTCTGATCCAACAGAGGTCCCTAGGCTAACGCCTGTACGGGGGACCGCAGAGGGTGTGAGCCCCTCACAATCAATTCAAAGGAACAACACTATGGACACTATGTTCTGGGCCGCACTTCTCGGTATCGTATGGATTGACTTGCTGCTCTCCGGCGACAACGCGGTAGTTATCGCGTTGGTCAGCCGCCAGCTGCCAGCTAACAAGCAGAAGTGGGGCATCATCGGGGGCACCGTGGCCGCTATCGGCCTCCGGGTGGCCATGGCGTTCTTCGCTGCGGCGCTTCTGGGCGTACCTGGGCTCAGCCTGATCGGCGGCGTCTTCCTGCTCTACGTGGCAGCTAAGCTAGTCATGGGCGAAGACGACGAAGAGGGGGCTGTGAAGCCCGCAGTGACCCTGTGGGCCGCTATTGCCACCATTGCAGCTGCGGACGCCAGCATGAGCCTCGACAACGTCATGGCCATTGCCGCGCTGTCTCACGGCTCGATGCTGCTTATGGCGCTGGGCGTGCTCCTGTCGATCCCGCTGGTTATCGCTGGGGCCGCTATCATCTCCAAGGTCATTGGTCGCTTCCCGGTCCTCGTGTGGGCCGGTGGTGCTCTGTTGGCTTGGGTGGCTGGGGGCATCATTGCCTCTGACCCGTGGGCCGTGCCTTACGTTGACCACTACATGACAGCGGCGGCCTGCGTGGTTGCCGTGCTGGCCGTTGGTTGGTTCTCCAAACTGGATAAGGCCGATGCAGCAGCCGGAGCCTAACATCATTCAAGTCTACATCACCGACTTCTACGCCACCCACGGCCACTACGTAATCAGCGGATTGGGGCACTGGCCTTCCTATAGCTATTGGCTGATCCCGGGGACATGGAGAGACGATGAAACCTGAGTTCATACGCGGCCAAAAGCCGCCCTACGAAGTGGTGCGAACCCCTCGTGGGTCCGTTGTCGTTTGTGAGGCCCATGTGGTCACCGACGAACTCAAGGAAGGCGAGGCGCAGGCTTTAGCCCGGGCCCTCAACATGGAATTTGAAACAAGGATGCTGCGGCAATGAACGAGCGCGAACGAGAACACGCACCATATCACGAGCGGCGGCTGGAGCAGCAGCAGCTGGACGCCCTCCTGCGCATTGAGGAGCAGCTATTCGCCATCGGCAAGGCGCTCACGGCCCGCACGGTAATCACGGGGCCCGCTGAGGAGCCTGAGGAAGAGCAGCCAAGCGTGAATGCGCGCGGCGAGATTAAGCCCCGGGGCAAGCGTAAGTGAAGCTGCAAACCTTTGACTGCGGCGAGCTAGTCGAGCAGCTGGCCGAAGTCATCGAGCAGTACATGGAGGATCACCCAGAGACCACGCCCGACGAAGTCGCAGCGACGGTCAGCTACGTGCATGGGTGCATCTTCCGGTTAGCTAGCGACACACCACCAAGCAAATTGCATTGAGGGATACATGAGCGTTTATACCGGAAACTTCGATTGGGATAACTGGCAGGATGTCTGCAAGGACTTCGATATGAAGGAGCCTCTGCCTGACGAGGTGATTGCGGCTGACTACGACGGCGGGGGCTATGATGGCGCCGCGTTCGTTGTGTACCGCAACGGCGACAAGTATTACACCGTGAGTGGTTCACACTGCTCCTGCTACGGCCTTGAAGACCAATGGGAGCCCGAGGAGTACACGAAGGAGCAGCTGATTGCGGCGCTTCAAAAGATGGAGCCAGGGTGGCGCAGTGAGGCCGAGAACACGGTGCTCGCGAAGCTGTTGCAGCCCGCGTGAGCCGCTGGCTATACCAATGGCATAACGGCTGTTGGGCCCACCACCTTATCCAGAACGCGCTCATTGAGAAGGCGTGGGGCAAGGATTGGCGCAAGAGACTAAATGTGAGGCTAGGCTAGTAGCTGAGGCTGTCCAAAGGCCGGAAGGCCAACTCCGCGTAGCAAACGGTGCCGCACGAAAGTCCACCCGTGGACGAAAAAACCCCCTAGGAATCCATAATGGACCCTAGGGGGAATTTTTTAGCCAGCCTTAGCTGCCATAGCGGCGGCAACAGCAGCCATAGTGTCTGCTACGCCAGTTACTCCCACAGCCACCGGAGAAACCGGGACATCCGCGACTGCGGGCTCAATAGGAGAGACAGGGGCCGGAGCGACAGCGAGAGCCGAAGGCGCAAGGGCCGCAGCTACCGCAGTGAGACCAGCGGCCTCAGCGGGCGTAGTGGCAGCGGCGACAAGCTGCGCCGTGAGGGCGTCAACGTCGGCCTGCGCCTGCACGAGTTCGGCTTTCGCGGCATCGCGCTCAGCTGCGACGGAGGCAACCGAGGAGGCGAGGGTGGCTACCTTGGTAACCGCGTCAGTGAGTTTAGAGAGGTCGAGAGGCAATAGAGGGTTTCCTTTTGGGCGCCCTATGGTAGAAGTTGGGCGCAAATTGGAGTGAGCAGTTGATTACTTTGCTTTTGATGTTTGCCGCGCTTGGGCTGGTAGTTGTGATGAACGTGGCCGCCCGCCGTATCCGAAGGAACGGCAGCTGGCACATGCACCACGCAGGCCAAATGAAGCGCTGGAGTGGATGGCGCTGGGATACGCGCCCCATGGACGCCCAAGAGCAGGCAGACTACCGCGAGCTTCGCTGAGGGGCTAAACGCACCTAGAGAAGAACGACACTACGTCGGACGGAATAAAGTTCGACGGGTCTCCGTGGTCACCAGTGGACGTGATGATGCCACTCTCTGGCGCGTAAGGCGCGATGAGGGGCTGGAAGATGTCCGTGTGCTGGGCGCGCGGAACCACCGTATCTGCGTATGAATGCGTGAAGCGTACCGGCATGGTGAAGCGTTGAAGCTGAGCGCTGGTGAACAACACGGGATCGTGCCCCGCAGTCTGCGTCGCGTAGGTACCGGTACCCGGGATGCCATACGCTGTTTGAATGGCGGTGGTGTACGATGCGTTGCCGTACATGTTCGCCAAGTTGCTCACGGGGTAGATGCAGTAGAGCCCCTTGATGTTCGGGATCAAATTGTCAGCAACAATCTTGAAGCCGCTCGATCCGCCCATGCTCTGCGCGATCATCAGGACTCTGTTGATCGTGAAGCGTGATGTAACTTGGTTGTAGAGGTTCACATAATGGGTATTGGAGGCGTCGTTGCCCCACAGATTACCTCCAGCTAGCGAAGCGCAGAGGATATGGCCCGCGTTAAGGAGCGCATCTCTGATGCCAGCCTTGAGGCTGTCGGTCTCCCACACGTTGGCGACTTCGCCGGAGCCGTGACAGTATAACACCATGGTCCCTGAGAGGTCCCGCTTTGTCGGGATCAGAATGTCCATGTTGGTGCCCGAGACGGGCTGTTGCCAGCTAGTGTATAGCTGGCCGGACTCATAGATGCCGCGTGTAGTGGTGAACGGGTACGTTGCCGACCGCCATACTTTACGCTCACCGGCAGTCCACTTGGCCTTCGAGAACGTAACGTCGTCGAGGTAGCCAAAGATATTCGAGTTACCGTTGCCATAGGCGCCGATGCCGAGGGCCGCAGTGCCAGCTACGGGCGTCTTGGTCTTGGTAGCTGAGTTGCCGATGCCATTGACTTCGATATTGATTGTGTTCGCGGTCGTATCAACCCAACAGATAACGTCGTACCATTGGTTAGCCGTAGGGGCGCCAAAGGTAGTAGCCGCCAACACCTGCGCGGAGCCTGCCTGCCACAGATTGAACTCAAACAGCCCAGAGGCATTGATTACGACGCCCCATTCAATGGTGGATGTGGAGGTAGAGATACCCTTGGCTGCGATGGTCTTAGGGCCCGTGGTCGTGGTCGGGTAGACCCGAAGGGCCACGGTGAAGTCGATGTTTCCGGTTTGAACTGCGGCGGTGCTGACTGTTCCGAAGTAGTTGCCGGTGGAGATTACAGCGGCGCTACCGTTAATGCCGGTAGTCTGCCCAACGGTTCCTACTTGGGTCAGCGTGAAGCCGCCGACGCTATCAGCGCGGTTTCCGCTCGCCTCGTCCATCGTCCAGAAGCTGGAAATCTTCGCAGCTAGAGAAGCGATATTGGGGTCCACGCTGGCGCCGAGGCCATAGGAAACTCTACGCTTGTTGCGCCCAATTGCCGGTGCGCCCGGAACAAAGATGTTCGTCGGCGCCATTAGAAGTTCTCGACGGCCGCGACCACCTGAGTACCCGAGGCAACGATGCCATACACAGCGTCTGTGGTCTCAAGGGCAACGCTTGCGCCGACGACGCCGGGGAGCAGAAGGCCGTTGTTAACGGTCACGCTGGAGTTGCCAAGGTAGACCGCAGTGGTGCCGGTGTTCTCAATAACAACAGTGTCACGGCCAGAGCGCTGAGCGACGATAAGGGTAGGAGTGGCGCCAACGGTCGCCTGCGAGGTGGCGAAGTTGGAATTGAGGTTCTTGCTCACTTAGGGTCTCTCTTGAACCATTTGAAATAGATTTGCGTCCCCACCCAAACGATTGACACGAATAGGAATAGGCTTTGTAGGAACGGATTAATGAGCGGCAGCGCTAGGAAATACTGAGCGAGGCCGACGCCTGCCGTGGCGTTGGTTGCGTGGTCTACCATTAGATTGTCTTTGCGCTGTTGGCGGCGCGGTATTCGCGCTGATACTCTACACTCGTTTTGCCCATGCGTTCGCCACGGTGGCGACCACAGTTGAAGCGCCAGTAAGAGTAAATACAGATTTGACTATGAGGTCGGCGTAGGCCAACTCTTCGGCGGGGACCTTAAGGACGGTCCAGCCTAGTGCAGGGAACGTAGACACAAAGAAGATAGCTGTGTGATAGCCCAAGACGGGGATGACCCCGAGACCCCACGCTACCCAAAAGACTTTATGAGAATGCATCGAGAGGGCTAGGTCCCTCTGCGCGTTCTGCCTCGCTACTTCAGCTTGGATAACCGCCACATCGATGGTAGCCGCGTTAGCGTTCTGAGCTACAGCGGCGTCCTGCCTTTTCTGTAGGTACGCGAGGAGGCCACTCAGTAAGCCCGGTAGACCTGTGAGGAGGCTGAAGAGCCACGTCATTCCGT